ATGGGTCGATCCGGCGCTGATGTCCGAACCCGAGGAATAGCCTATGACCCTCTGCCTTCACAGAAATTATTTCACTCATCGGAAGCAAGATTCAAAGGGTTTTCCGGGCCGATCGGTAGCGGCAAGAGCCAGGCGCTCTGCCAAGAGGCAATCAAATTAAGTTATCTGAATCCAGGACGGCTCGGGTTGCTGGGCGCACCCACTTACCCCATGCTCCGGGATGCGACCCAAGCGACACTCTTTGAGATTCTGGATACCAACAGTGTCCCGTTCGATTACAACAAAGCGGAGAACACGCTGTTAATGAAAGACACGGGATCGCGAATTCTGTTCCGTCCGGTAGACGAGTTTGAGCGACTAAGGGGGACCAACCTGGCGTGGTTCGGGTTAGATGAGCTGACTTACACACAGGAGGCCGCGTGGCTTCGTCTGGAAGGCCGGCTGCGGGACCCGAAGGCGCACCGCTTGGGCGGGTTCGCGGTGTGGACCCCAAAAGGCTACGACTGGGTATATCGAAAATTTATGACGGATCGGGTGGACGGTTACGACGTAGTGATCGCGAAAGCGTTTGAGAACCGGTTTCTACTCGATCAAATTCCGGATTTCTACAAACGCCTGCAGGACAGCTACGACGAGAACTTCTACAAACAGGAGGTGCTCGGGTCGTACCTGAACATGACAGGCGGCTTGGTGTACCCGTCGTTTTCGCGCAATCAACATGTTGTGGAGCTGAAGGCCGAGCCCCATTTGCCGCTGCTTTGGACGCTGGATTTCAACGTGGACCCCATGAGTTCTCTCATTGCGCAGATCGCAGGCGGGCGGATACAGGTGCTGGATGAAATCGTCATACGCCGCGGCACGACTCAGCAGGCTTGCGAGGAGTTTCTGAAGAAGTACCAGACGCACCAGGCAGGAATCGCCGTGTACGGCGACGCTTCGGGATACAAAGGGCAGACTACGGGAGCGTCGGATTACGAGATTGTACGGGAACATTTCCTCGTCCATACAAACGTGTCGGTGCAATACCGTGTGCCGCATTCGAACCCGAGCGTGCGGGAAAGAATCAACCTGATGAACTCAAAACTTCGGTCAGCGTCGGGCGACATTGGCGTGTTGGTGGATCCGAAGTGCAAGGAGCTGATCAAAGACTTCGAGCAGGTCTGTTTCAAAGAAGACAGTAACCAGATCGATAAAGACCGGGACCGGTTGCGGACACACCTCTCGGACGCACTGGGCTACTTCCTCTGGCAGGAGTGCAGGCCTCTCGCCAGCATCGGTGAACGTCGGGGGCGATTGTTGTGACCACGCCGAACATCAACCGGGAGCATCCCGAGTACATCGCGCGCAAGGCGATTTGGAAGCAATACAAAGACCTGTACGCGGGGGGTGAACGCCTGCGGGCGAGCGCAGCGGAATACCTGGTGCGACGCCACAAAGAGCCGAGCGAAGTGTACGGCGAGCGGCTGAGCCGGGTTTTTTACGAGAATTACATCGGCTCTATCGTGGACTGGTACGCAGCCACACTGCTGCGCCGCGAGCCGATGCTCCTATTTGAAGGCACCGACAATACGGCAAAGGAGTTCTACAACCAGTTCTCAGGAGACTGCGACTTGAAGGGGACCGACCTGAGCGAATTCTTTCGGCAGCGGTTCATCGAAGCTCTAGTGTGCGGTTCGAGTTTCATTGTGGTCGACTTTCCGCGGACTAACGGTGCGGTTTTGACGCGCGCAGATGAGGACGCCTCCGGCCGGTCGCGCGCGTACCTGGTCGACTATGGCGCCGATGAGGTCATCAACTGGAATTACAACGAGGCCGGCGGACTGGACTGGGCAGTAATTCGTACTTCGTGCCTGCAGCAATCCAAGGTGAGTGACCCGAAGTGGGAAAAGGAAACGCGATGGATCTACTACGACAGAGAAAGCTTTCAGATCTATCGCAAGACCAGCGACTCCAGCCCGATTGAACTGATCGACGAGGGCCGGCACGGTCTGGCTTCCCTGCAACGCGTTCCAATTTTTCAATTACAGGTGAGCGAGGGGTTGTGGCTGCTGAATAAGGCGGCGCTACTGCAACTGGAACACTTCAACAAGTCCAACGCGCTCTCTTGGGCTTTGACTATGAGTCTGTTTGCGACCCCGGTGATCTATTCAGACCGGGAGTGGAACCAGATCGTGGGGGAATCGTATTACATCCAGCTCGGGCCTCAAGACCGATTCGGATGGACGGAACCGGAAGGAAAGGTCTATCAAATCGCCGCCGACAATCTGGTCAGACTGAAGGATGAAATCTACCGGGTCTGTTACGTGATGAGCCAGGCGAACGATGCGACCGCCAGTTACGCGAGCCAATCCGGGTTCAGCAAACAGGTGGACTTCAGCATCACCCAAGACGTGCTGCGCGGCTACGGTGACACGGTCAAAGACACGATGAAGCAGGTGCTGCGCGCGATTGCGGCAGCTCGAGAGGATGAGGTAGCAGTCGCCGTCTCCGGAATGGATCAGTTTGACATAGAGGATTTCAGCAACGAACTGGACGATGCGAAGAAGCTGCTGGACTTGGGAATAGGCTCTGCGACGCTGACGAAACAGGTTTTCAAGAGGCTCGCCTTCAAGTTCCTCTGCGATGTGCCGCAGGAGACAAAGAACCAGGTAGCAGAGGAGATCGACACGAGGGCTTACCCCGGATAGGAGATTTATGGAAGCAATCGACATACAAGCGATCGTGCGAAATACGCTTCAGGAATTCACGAGCCAGGAGCACGCGAAGAATGAGCCCGCTTATAAAGCGGAACTCCAGGAGGAACGCAAGCGGAGAGAACAACTGGAACGGCGATTGAACGAAGTAGTAGAAGAGAACAAGCGCAGCCGGAAAGTCGCAGAGGAAGCAGAACGGAACTCGGCAGTCCGGGCCGAACTGCAACGGTTGGGTGTCGCGAAGATAGACCTGGCCTTCAAAGCGGTGCAAGACGGCATCGTGCGCACTGAAGACGGCCGGTTGGTAGCGCGGGGAGAAAGCGGGGACGTGCCGGTGAAGGAGTATCTCACCGCGTTCGTGAAAGAGAACCCGGAGTTTCTCCCGGCACGGATCGCCGGCGGCACCGGGATGACGGCAAATTCCAAGGCTCCAGCCGCGAGCCGGGAGGCAGTTGACCTGGAGCGGATTCGCCCAGGCATGAGCCCAGAGGAGATGCAACGTGTACGAGAGGAAATCGTACGCGTGGCGTCGCAAACCCTTCGGGGGATGTAGTCGAAACAGAACCGGCCCAGCGGCCGACAACACAAAAGGAGAATGAATGGCAGCAATTACTTCAAGTAACGTCGCGAGCGCGATCGTGAAGCTGGTGGCGGCAGACGCATTGCCGGTACTAGTCAGCAATCTCGTCATGGGGAACCTGGTGAATCGCGATTACGAACCGGTGCTGGCGCAAGCCGGTGACACAATCAACGTGCCCATTCCGCCTACACTGGTGGCCAACAACATCGCTGAGGGCGGAATGGTACAAACGCAAAACCCCAATTTGGGGAATGCACAAATCGTCCTGAACACACACGCCGAATCCACTTTTCTCATTCCAGATGTGACGAGGGTGTTGGCGGTGCCCGATTTGCTAAAAGTCTACATGGAGCCGGCAGTCGTCGCGATCGCAGAGCGTGTGGAAAGCGATCTTCTCAACTTATACGCCGGCTTCACGGCCAATACTCCGGTAGGAACACCGGGCACGCCTATCACGGAAGCAGTTATCGACGCTGCGGAAACCGCACTGTTTTTGGGGAAGAGCCCGGCCACCGACCAGAAATACTTTGTGGTCGACGGCTCGACGTATTCGGCCTGGCGCCAGATCCCGCGTTTTAGCGAATTCCAGACCGCGGGCGACGCAGGGCTGCAAGCCATTGTGGGCGGCACAGTGGGAAAGATCAAGGACTTCTTCGTGTTCCGTTCGCAGTTGGTTCAGAAAACCGGCACTACCACGGTAACCACTCACAACCTTGCTTTTACCAGGCACGCGATCGGCCTGGTATTGCGGCGACTACCGCAGCCCCTGCCCGGTACGGGAGCGATCGCAGAATACGCTGAGCTGGGCAACTTCGGCATGCGGGTAGTCATGAGCTACCAGCCGAATACGCTGGCACAGCAGTTCACTGTGGACGTCCTGTACGGGTGTGGCGTCTTGCGCAACGCGGCGGGCGTACAGGTAAATACATAACGCAGCGCGGCGAGGCATCGGGTTTTCGCGCCGGGGTGCCTCGCCGCAATCACGCAAAGGAGAGAAAGCATGGATCTGCGGGCCTATTACCAAAAAATTCACGAGATTGAATCGAAGATTGCCGAAGCATTTGCCGTCGTGGTGAGCCTGGAGACCGCGGACGGCGGCAAAGCCGGCACGTTAACAGAAGTATCGCCGGGGATCGCCGCGAAAATGTTGGCGGATGGCAGTGCACGGCTTGCTTTATCGGAGGAGGCGACTGCGTTTCGAGAACAGCAGACAGAAGCGTCGCGTGTCGCCGAGCAGGAAGCGGCAGCGGGACGAGTGCATCTTTCGGTCGTGTCGACAAGCGAGCTGAACCAACTTAAGTCAGCCGTGCGCACCTTGCAGGGATAGGCAGGCTCATGGCTCTGTTCATTGATGGCTCCATCTCCGGCCTCCAAGACCTGATCGCACAAGACTCTCAATTGCTCGATGTGGCTACCGTAGAAGGAATCGACGTGACACTGAAGATGGCGTCGGCGCAAGAAGAAATCGGTCTGGATCTCGTCACCCTGCTGAACAGTCTACACTTTGTGGACCAGCCATTCTGGCTGGGGCCACAGACGAGCCTAAACAGTGTCGTGGTTACGACTGGTCTAAAACTATGGCACATCTATCGCACTTTGGAAATGGTCTACAGCGATGCCTACAGTAGCCAACTGAACGACCGGTACGGCGCCAAGCGGGGCTACTTCCGCGACGAGGCGAAGCGGTCTCGTGAGCGGCTGATTCAAATCGGGATTGGTGTGACTTCTCACCCCGTGCCTCGGGCCGCAACGCCTAAAGTTATTGCGATACCAGGCAGTCTGTCGGATGGAATCTACTATGTCACGATGGCTTGGGTAAACCTTGCTGGCGAGGAAGGGGCAAGCGCGGTGCCGGCAGTGATCACGCTGGCGGCGAGCACGCTGCAGGTAAACTCAGCGGCACCCCCGCCGACGGCCGTAAGCTGGAACGTATACGTTGGACACGCGCCCGAAGCGATGGTGATACAAAATGGCTCCCCGATTCCTGCCTGGGAGACGTGGCTGCAGGCAGCTGCTCTGGCGGCGTCAGGTCAACGCCCGGGTTCGGGACAAGAACCAAATTATTTGAAGCCAATTCCACGGGTATTACAGAGGGGCTGATGAGGGGAAAACTCGGCAGCGCGGCTACAACGACGGTCATCCAGCGGATCACGGCGCCAAGTGGCATGAACTCCGGGTTGGCAGCGCTGGCCGCGCCAGATAGCCTGCTGGCCAAGCCCGTAGAGACTGGCAACATACTCGCGCAGAACGTAGCATCGGACCTGGTCGAGAAAAGCCGCCCTTTAAAGTATCCATCGGTCAATGTATATTGCGAAAAGATTACAAATGACTTGACGGAGAAGTTTCGAAGCTTCTCTGGAACCGTACAAATGGCGATTGAAGTGCGGCATTCGCAGGATCGATTAGACGGGCTTCAGAATGCGCTCGAACTCTACGTCGACTCGATCACACAGGTGCTGGATGCGGAACGCGGCGACTGGGGAAACGGAATGTTCTTTACGGGTGCGTACGCAGTCACCCTCGGCGCGGTAAAGCACGGGGGCCAAAACTTCATACAAGCGGCAAAAATCACCTTCCCTATAGGAGTGAGCAGAAGCTAATATGGCATCGTATACTTCCTCGAATGCGAACCGGTTTTATACTGCGTTAGAAAGTTCTTACGGCAGCGCCGCGACAATCCAATCCCAACACCGAATCCCGGCGTTAAAGTTGACGGTTCGAAACCAACTGGAAATCACGCACCGGAAGGACAAAACGGGAAGCCGAACTTTTCCCGGGCTGCCCGTAGGCGGCCGGCGCCGGACGGAGTTCGAGTTGCATACTTACTTAACGAGCTGGCAAAATACGGCTAGCGGACCGAGTTACGGTCCTCTCTTCCAAGCGGCCCTCGGCCGAGCACCCCTCGCATACGGCGGTGGAACCCTCAATTCAAGTGATAATAGCGGGCGGCTAACCTTCAGTGCGCCGCACGGCTTAAGTGCGGGGCAGGCGGTCTCCTCTGGCGGAGAGATCCGTTTCGCCGCAGCTATTGCGGACTCGAACACGGTGCAACTGAACGCTCCTTTTTCGGTGACGCCCGCAACTGGAGCCCAGGTAACAGGCACCGTTACTTACATGCCTGCGACTGAGTTACCGAGCGTGACGGTATATGACTTCTGGAGCCCCTCCACAGCTGTTCAACGGATGCTGTGCGGAGCGGCGATAGACCAGATGGATATCCTTGTGAACGGCGATTACCACGAGTTTCACTTCAGCGGCGTGGCACAGGATGTGGTAGACAGCAGCAGTTTTTCCGCTGGCGCAGCGCAACTGCAAAGCTTTCCTGCGGAACCGCTGGTAAGTGGGTTCGACTATTCGATTGTGCCCGGGAATCTGGGACAGGCGTGGCTCGGTACATCACCAGCACAATTTTTCACGATTACGAGCGCCTCGATCCAGCTCAACAACGCACTGGACACCCGCCACAAGGAATTCGGGTCAAATCTTCCCCGGGCGATCTCACCCGGAGAGCGGTCTGTAAGTGCAGCGTTCAATCTGCACGGGCTGGATGATGACGCCACCAAGGGACTCTACCAGGCAGCCCGGCAACAATCTCCAATCACGGTAATGTTCCAGCTAGGTGAAGTGGAGGGACAGGTCATGGCAGTGAACCTGAAGAGTGTTATACCGGTGGTCCCCGAGTTCGACGACAGCCAGAACCGCCTGCAATGGCGATTTCGGTCATCGCGAGCGCAAGGGTCGATTGATGATGAATTCGCAGTGGCATTCGGATAGCGATGAATTACGACAGCGTGGAAGTGGTCGATTCTCAATTGGCACCGGGCGTAACCTTTACCGTTGCCAAGATGTCCTACGGACGCCGTGTGGAGCTGATGCGCAGGATACGCGAACTGTCACGCAGGGTGGAATTTCTGGATGCCGGTTCCGAGCCTGGTGACAAAATGGATGCAGCGCTCCTCGAGGCCGAAATCAATCGGTTATACCTGACATGGGGACTGCGATCGGTTTCCGGATTGACGCTCGATGGCGCCGACGCAACGCCTGACTTACTCGCGGAGAGCGGACCGGAAGATCTGTTCCGGGAGGCGCTGGACGCCGTGCGAACCCAAACAGGACTCACTGAGGCGGAACGAAAAAACTAATTGTCGCCTTCCATTTTCATCTGTCCAACCAGGCCGGGTGGAGGTGCGACATGTGCCGAAGATCCGGTTTGGAGCAGAAAAGGCGCTGTGGCTGGCTGCAATTGGGAGAGGATGACTCATCGAAGCCAATCTGGGCAAGAGGGCACATCTCGCTGACCACTTGCCCGAAGTCGTACATCACGGGTGAGAGTATGGCCCGAGTGGAAGACTTCTTCGTGAGATGGCGTTTTGGAAGAATAAACCTAGAAGAGATGACCGCACGAGAAACGGATGCATTTCTGATTCTGGAAGAAGCAATGACGGTGGAAATGAAAAATGGCCGGCAAGACTCAAGAAACATTACTTGAACATTTCCGCTCGATCAGCGGCCTGCTCCAGGCGAGCAGCGACCACCGGGCCGGAATATTTGGCTCAGATGCCACGTTGCCAGTCATCGGAAGCCTGCCGCCGCCTATTGCATCGAGAACGACTCCATCCGGCGGTGGAAGTTCGGCTCTTACCTTCGCTTCAAAAGCGTTCGAGGGCGGCCTTGGCCTAGTTCCCCTGGTGACAGGGTTGATGGGTTTGTTCAGCCACAGGTCCACGGCACCTCCTCCGCTGACCAAATATGTGATGCCCCAGCACCTCTACTTTACGGGGGCGAACACAGGCAGCGGTATCGACGAGTCAAGCTACGACCAGATGGGCATGCCACGAGTCTCCGGTCGAGCGGTGGATAGTTCCAGTGCCGCTCCGAGCTCCACTGCAAAGAGTGGTGGCGGGTCCGCCGGCGCCTCCGGTCCTCAAATCAGTGTGACCGTGCAAACCATGGATGCGCAGTCCTTCATGGATCACAGTAACGACATTGCGCAAGCGGTCCGCCAGGCGATGCTGAACCTCGGGTCCATTAACGACGTAGTAAACGAGCTGTGACATGGCAACGTTTCCAGTACTCAAAACAAGCGCCGTTGCTCAATATCCGGCCTCAAATACCCTGCGATTTCAAAACCAAGTGCTGCGGTTTTTAGATGGGACAGATCAACGCTACCGGGATTTTTCGGGGCCGTTGCACGAATGGGAGATTCGATTAAGCGACGTGGATGAGCGGGAAATGACAGAGATCGAGCGGTTCTTTGCCGCCAATCAAGGGCACTTTGGATGTTTCGCATTTACCGATCCTTGGGACGGCCAGGCCTATCCAAACTGCAGCATTGCCAGTGATGAGATGGACTTCACTTTTGCGTCGGAAATGCGGGGCGCAGTTTCCCTAAAGATAGTTCAAAACCGGAGTTGAGTCATGCTGGTGTACCCACAGCTCAGTAGCGGGGCCTTAGCCCAGTATCCTATCGTAAAGCGGCGCCACCAGCGAACCATTGTGAACACACTGGCCGACTTCACTTCTATCAAGGTGTCCGACCCTCCTGGCGAAGTCACAGAGTGGGAACTGAAATATGCCGGTTTGTCCGATAGCGAGGCCTTGGCACTGCAGCAGTTCTTCGCAGCCACCGAAGGCAGCCTCAATACCTTCACCTTCCTTGACCCCACGGCAAATCTGTTGTCCTGGAGCGAACAATTAACCAACTCCGTTTGGGACAAGGACCCGTTCTTTTCTCTCACAGCCGGAGTAGCAGACCCAGTTGGCGGCACCAGTGGATGGCATCTTAGCAACTCCGGAGCAGGGCCCCAAGCTATCGCGCAGACGTTATCGGCGCCGGGTGGGTACTTCTATTGCTTCAGCGTTTACGCGCGGGCTACGCAGACCGCCGTGACGCTCTTTTGCGGAACTCTCCGCGTCGAGCGCGTACTTGGGACTGCCTGGAACCGGCTGGTGCTAACGGGGCAGGGCGATACAACCGCCCAATCGGTGCAGTTTGGGATCGAGTTACCAGCAGGCGGGGTGGCTGACATCTTCGGCCTGCAAGTGGAGCCGCAGGCTAGTGCTTCCATCTACAAACCAAGTGAAACCGGTGGCGTCTACGAACATGCAGGTTTTCGCGACGATATCTTTTCTGTGACAACCACTGATGTAAACCGCAACTCGGCCATAGTGAACATCATCCATGCAAACAGTGTTTGAGCTGAAGGAGCAACCAGTCACCGACACTCCGCTGTTGCTATTCGACTGCGTCCTGGCTAATGGCCAAACCGAACACTGGTGCACTCATGGGGTGACTGTAGGCTCATTAACTTATTTGGCCCGAGTTCTTCAGCACAGCGCATTCGACATTCAGACAGCATCGGATCAAGGCATCGACGGGAGTCCGCGCATATCTTTGTTGCTCGCCAACGTTGATTCTCATTTCTCGGAGATTCAACAATCCTGCGGCTGGAAGGGCGCCAAGCTTACTGTCGGATTTGTATTTTACGACTTGCGCAATCTAACGCCCCTAACCGATACGGTAGTTATTTTCCAAGGGATCTGCAATCCCCCTGATCAGATCAGAGAATCTACGTTTCGGCTCACAGCAGTCAACCGGATGAATCTTCAGAGACTTCTATTACCCCCCTTTCGTATTCAACGAAGATGCCCATGGCAGTTCCCCGCAACACAAGCCCAGCGAACCGAAGCCGTCACCGGTGGGACGGACGGCAAGTACTCACGATATTATCGATGTGGATACTCGCCGGACATTCCTGAGGGAACAGGCAACTTAAACAGTGGGCAACCATTCACCTCTTGCGGCTACACGCGGCAAGACTGCCAAGCCCGTGGAATGCTCAGCCGTGGCCGTTTCGGAGGAATTGAGTTTGTTCCGCCAACGATTGCGGTTCGCGCCTACGGAAAGGCGTGGCAGGCTTCAGCCCTTTCGGTAAACCAAGCCGCTATAACGACTTCGTGCCTATGGTCTATGGCACGGCCTGGATGACTCCACCAGTAGTTTTTGCGCGCAATGACGGCAACCTGACCCGGATGGAGGTTTTGTTAGGCGTCGGCGAGATGTATGGCGTGCTCAAAGTGCTGGTCAACGACGTCGAGATCCCGTTGGGAGTCGCAGGGAAAAACATGACCGGAACCGGGTGGTACAACGTCTCGACCCTAGGAGGGCGTGATGGGGGCTTCGAT